TCAGCCGGCCGCGAAAGCTGCCGGGCTTCCGCTTGCGGCGTTTTTTGCATGGGTGATGGAACGGCTTCCGATGCCAGAGCGCGGACGGTCGGTGAAGGTGCCGCCGGTAATCGGCGATGAGATGGTGCAGGAGTTCCGGGCTACGCTTGCGGAGGTAGCGGCATGAAGGCAGCTCGCCGACCTTTGTTTTTTGCGTCGTCTCCGGTTTCGTGCATCGATGTCGCCTCGACGGCACGCGATGAGCGGGCGGCGGGTTTTTTGACGCAGGTTTGTGCGGATTGCTTCGACCGGCAGCCGGAATTTGCGGGGCTGGAGGATTGTCTTTCGCACGGCATTTGCGAGGCGCATTTTGCGGCGAAGCTGGCGGAAGTTAGGAGGGTCTGGTAATATGGCGCGCCCGCACAAGCCTATTTCCGGCGCGCCGCTGGAGACGCCCGAACAACATTTCACCGTGCTACAGATTGCAGGCGCGCACGGTTTTTCATCGGCGGCCGTCGTCGGGTTTATCCGCAGCGGGGAGTTGCGAGGGCGGAAGTTTGGCAAGGAATGGAGAGTGCCGGTGTCATCTTATCGTGCCTGGCTCGATGCTGCGACGGTTCAGTCACAGCCACCGAAGAAGGAGGAAGCGGCGAAATGATGCGAACCCGCGCCGCTGTTTTTTTTGCAGCCGATAAAGGCGAGGCAGTCCCGGCGTCCGCACTGGCAACCAGCCCCTTTCTTTTTCCCGAAAATGCGAATTTTTCGGAACGGCAGGCGATACAGGAGAAAGCCGGAGAATATACCGGGGACCGCTTTTTTTCGCAGCGGCCGGCGGACTATAAGACGGCCGTGGACCTTTTAGCGGCCGGTGCAGGCGTCAAGACGGTTGCCCGGCTTGTCGGTTGCTCAGTGAATACCGTGCGCGCCATCCGCCGCCGTGAGGGCTTTTCCGTAGATACCCTACGCGAGAAAACAGTGCGCGCCCTGGCGGAGTTTGTGGCCGATGCCAGCGAGCGTTTGCGCGACGAGGTGAACGACCTTCCCGCGGCCGCGCTCGCTGTGCCGCTTGGCATTGCAACGGAAAAGCTCCAGCTCCTAAGCGGCGGCGCGACGGCCCGCGTTGAAGTTCTCCAGGTTGCGCCGGTGGATGCATTCGCCGCGTATATCGAATCGCTCCCGGCCGCAGAGCCGGCCGCAATCGGTTTGAGCGCGGAGAGCGCGCCGCAAAAGGGCCCGCCCGGTGCTGGTGAATCCCAGGCAAGCGCCGGCGCATTCGGTGGCGGTGATATGCCATCACCTGCTTTACCTCTGTCCGGCGGCGTGTCTGCTACCCATCCTGCTACACCGTCCGACCGACCGCCGGCCATCGGAACGATGCCCCCAGGGGGGGAGGGGGTCGAAACTTTGCCCCCCCCTCCCAACTTGCCAACTCATTCCGACGAGCGCGGCTCAGAAACAAAGGAGTCCTGACACTTGCACACATGAATACACCCATCACCGAATCAGACCTCGCCGCCGCGCTGGGAGTGCCGCCGGAGCTGCTTGCCACGCTTCGCAGGACCATACCGCTGACAATGCCCCTGCACTTCACACGGACTCCAGAAATCGTTTACAGCGATGCCGGACTGGCGGCCATTTTGGAAAAAATCGGCGCGGAGGAAAAGGATTGCACGGATCCAGAAATTGCCGAGCTGAGGATCGTCCGCAAGGTCACAAACCAGCACATCGTTTTGGCCGAAAAAAAAGAAGGCGGCGGGGGCTGCCTTACCTTGAAGGTGCCGACCTACAGCGACGGCACCCAAACGCTGAACCACTTCCGCCCCGGACAGGTCTGCAAAGCCCGGCACGTCGAAGGTGCCACATGGTCCTACCACGGCCCGCGGCCGCAGCATCCTCGCGACGCCAGAGCATTCGTTTCCTTCTAATGGCCACTAACACACTGCACAACCCGGCCGCGGCGATTGCCCGGCTGGCGAAGAAATGGCACGGCCCTGCGCTGGAGCGGCCGCTTTGGTCAATCATCGACTGGCCAGAGCACTTTGAAAACTCCCACACCCGGAAGCTCGCACGGCTGCCGTTCGTTTTGCTGCCGACAAAGCACGACGGGAAAGGCTTTCGGCGAATTATGCGGAACGAAAAAAAGGCGGTGGTATTTGCCTGTTGGGTGCTCATCGCGCAACTGGCTGCAAAAAGCGCCGCACGAGGCTACCTTGCCGACGAGGACGGCCCATACACGACCGAGGACATGGCCGACATGACGGGCATGAATGCCGAGGATTTCGAGCTATCGATTGCCGTTCTGACATCGCCGGAAATAAATTGGATGCGCGAATCCTCTCCCGACAACATCCGGCTTTCTCCCGACAATCTCCCGACTTCTCCCGAATCAAAGCAGGATTCGAGCGACTTACACGACACTGGAGAATGTCCCGACAATCTCCCGACAAGTCGGGAGAACGTGGGAGCAAGTAAAGAAAGAGAAGAGAAGGTAAGAGAAGAGAAGGATACCCCTATCGTCCCCAAAGGGGACAATGCGGATGCCGTCACTTCGTTGACGGAAAAGGCAGAAAAAAAAGAAGGGGGCGGGTTGGTGAAGCCGGCGGCACTCGCTGCCGAGGCGGCCTTGCGCATTCGCACGCTGTTTGGTGCCAACCGCGACATCGGCACCATCGCTTTTGGCTCGCTCATCGAGCACGTCAGTCACGGAGTCATTCCGGCCGATGAAAAAAAATGGGCGGCCCTGGCAGCCATGCGCAAAGCCCGGCTCGACGCCGGCGCAGATACGCCGAAAGACCTCCGCTACGACTGGCTCATCAACATGGAGAAGCTCGCCGAAAAGCTCCCCATTGCGTTCGACATCGCCCTCGCCCGTTACGGCAGCAGTGCGGACACCAGCACCGCCGGCAGTCGCGGCAGCATGACCACCCCGCCCGCGGACGACTGGCGAGCCCGCGCCGTGAAACGCTGGCCACACGCCGAAATCCCGGCCGTGTGGACCGAGCTACCCGAGCACATCCGTCAGCAACTTCTCGCCTAGCCATGTCCGAAGCATCCGCCAACCTCGCACGCAAAGCCGGATACCTGCCGGACGTTCACCGCATGCTACCGCAAAGCCCGGAAGCCGAGCAGGGCGTTCTTTCCTCGCTCCTTCTCGCGCCCCGGCCCGTGCTGAATCTCTGTCAGGAAAAAGGCGTCACCCCGGACTGTTTCCACATTCCCGCGCACGAAACCATTTACCGGCTGATCGTGGAGTTGGTTGAAGCGGAGAAGCTGGTTGATTTCATCACCCTCACCGACACGCTACGCAGCCGGGAGAAACTCGATGGAATCGGCGGCGCGGGCTTTCTCACATCGCTCTACACGTTTTTGCCGACCGCGGCGAATGCCGCGTATTACATCGACATAGTTACAGAAAAAAGGCTGGCCCGGCAGATCATCATTGACTGCACCGAGATTGCCGCCCGCGCGTATAGCGAGACGGAAAACGCCACGGCCCTGGCCGACGAACTGCAAAAGCGCGCGTGCGTTCTCACGGCGACCGGTGCCGCTTCCGCCAACAAATTCGTGCCGATTCGCAAAATCCTCCAGGACGGAATGCGCCGGCTCATGGAGCGGAGTGAAATGCGCGGCCGCGTTTCCGGCGGGTGCATCGGGATTGCGGACATCGACCGCATGACGGACGGAATCCAGGATCAGGAACTTTGGCTGATTGCCGCCCGGCCAAGCATGGGAAAAACGGCGCTGGCATTCCAGGCGGCGTTGCACATGGCGCGGTGGAACTCGTTGAGCAAAAACCCGGACCACGCAAACCCGCTGGCCGTGGCAATTTTCTCCGTGGAAATGTCGGAGGCGTTGCTTGGCGACCGGCTTGTTGCCCAAATCACCGGCATCAGCATCAAGCGATTTGCTGACGGATTCATGGCCAGAGGCGAGGCATTCGACCGCGCGATCAATGAAGCAATGGTGAAGCTGTCGGAATACGTGCCGCCGGAAAGTTCCGGCCAGAAGCCAATCAAGCTCTGGATTGACGACACGCCCGCAATCTCGATCCAGCAGCTCACGACCAAATGCCGCTACGCGGTGGAGCAGCTAGGCGTGAAAGTCATCGTCATTGACTACGCGCAGCTAATCACCAGCAGCAGCGACAAGGCAAAGCGCAACCGCCTGGAGGAAGTCTCCGAAGTCTCGCGCGGATTGAAGGCGATTGCGCGCGCGTTCAAAGTAAAGCTCATCGTGGCCGCGCAGCTCAACCGCGACGTGGACGACCGGCCGGGCCACGTGCCGCTGTTGTCGGATATGCGCGAGTGCGGGCAACTGGAACAGGATGCCGACGTTGTTTTAGCGCCCGTCCGGCCCGGATACTACGCCAAGACCGACGCGCAAAAGGCCAAGCTCATGGAGCGAATCGGCCAGGTGCCGAACGATAGCGGAGGCTGGCGCGATTGCGACAAGGACGACGCGGCCAAATACGCAGAGCTTCACATTCTCAAACAGCGCGCCGGCAGCACCGGCCACGCAAAATGCTGGTATCACGGAGAGCAATGCTGGTTTGAGGGATGGACGAAGGAGCTTTACTCAAACAACCCCGCAAAGCGCCAGGCAAACGCCGCGGACAATAGCGGCCCGAAACACGGAGAAGGGAGCGGCGAGGCATGAAGGCGCAACTATCAATCACCGTTGCCATGCTCCGCGCGATCTACCGCGAGCAAAAAGAAAGGGCGGCCGCCGGCGTCGCGCGCTCCATCGCGCACCCTCAAACATTTGAAGAATTTCTGCGGCAAATCCGCGAAACGCGGCCGGCGCGTGAACCGGCAATCAGCACAAAACCAACCATCGAAAACCTATGAAAATCAACGCACACGAAATCAACCGGCTGGACGAATTGACATCCGGCAGAATGGCCCTGGACCGCTCGCTACAAGTCGCCCTGAACTACCACGCAAACCAAACCCAGGAACTTGAAAAGGACGTTGTTCAATTCTGGAAGGACCTTGGAAAAAAATACGGATTTGACCCGGACGACGGATACTTAATCAAAAAAGTGGATGGCTTCATGATGATTGTCAGGAAGCCGGCCGACGCTTTAACGGCCGGAAATTACTTTGCCGTCCAGGTAACGGCAAAGAGAGACGAGCAAGCGAGCGCGGCGCTGGTTTTTGAATACATGGAAGGGGGGGACGTATTCCTTCACAAAAACAGGTTTGGAGCTGCGGGCAGAATTACCGGCGAGCAATTCCACGAAATTCTCGTAAGCAAAGGCATTACCATCCGCCCCTAATTCCCCATGAAACCCAAAACCATCGCCGCCGCCATCATCGTGGCCGCATTCACCGCACTGGCAGTTGCCTACATCCGCGCCAAATGAACACCAGCGACAAAAACATCCTCGTTCTATTCCACCGCGACCACGACGGAGTGGCCAGCGCCTATTGCGCCTGGCGAATTTTCGGCGACGCCGCCGAATATCATTCCGTGCAGTACGGCGAGCCATTCCCGGAAATCCCGCAGGGCTCGCGGGTTTTCATCGTGGATTTTTCATGGCCGCACAAAACCAACGGAGCCGATGAAATCGCTGCCGGCCTGCTTGGCCTGGCCAAACGGTGCAGCGAATTGGTGATCCTGGACCACCACGCCGGCCCGGTGGAAACGGCGCTTGGCACGGTCGGCGAGTGGCTCGCCGCGGATACGCAATGCGATTTCGGATACCGCTTCAACCGCGCGCTCGCCGGCGTGGAGCTGGCATGGACGTACTTCCGCAATTACTCCCAGGAAGCCACGGCGAGCTGGCCGAAAAAAATCCCCTACCCGCTCCAACTCATCGCAGACCGCGATCTGTGGCGGCATGAAAAAGACCCGGCGTATGACGTCACCCGAAAATTCCAGTGCCAGGCATTGCACGAAGGGCTGTTCCTGATTCCGCACAAATGGGGCGAGCGGGAATGGTTTGAGAGCCTCGACCACATCATCACCAGCTACGCCGACCCGTGCCGCCCGGAGGATGACTGGGCCGATGTGATTAGCGAGGGCACCATCGCGCTGCGCTGCCGCCAAGCCGCCGTCGAGAGCATCATCAAAAACGCCTACTTCGCGCCATACCGCACTGCGGAAACTGGCACGCTCGAATGGCTGCCGACGGTCGAGAGTGCGGTGTGGCAAAGCGAAATCGCGCACGCATTGCTGGAGAAATTCCAGGGGATGCCCGCGGCCGTCGTGCGCTACCGCAAGCCGCTCTATCCGTCCGCAACTCTAAACGGCGTCGTGCGCGTGGTTCACTCCATCCGCTCCCGCAAGGGCGACAATACCGCCCTCCGCATCGCCCTCGCCAACGGCGGCGGCGGACAACCGGAAGCGGCCGGCTTTACCACGGAGGAAAGCGTATGAGCGACACCGCACCCTTTGGCGTGCCTGGCACGGAAATGGAATGGCTCAGGCCCGAGGACGAACAGAAAACGCTAAGGCGGCTCGACTCCATCCGGGAGGAACAGGAGCGCAGCGGTTTCACCAGCATTGAGGATACGGCATGGCTCACGCTCACCGCGCGCAAATTGCTGGAGGCGCGCATTGCCACGCGCGCGGCCGTCATCGCAAACGCGCAGCGCGTGCGCGATCTGGAGCAGGGCCAGGGAATACTTGGCGACGACAACGCAAGCGATGACCTATGGCTTGGAATCATGGCCAGAATTTCCGGGCCATTCGACACCCTGGACAGCGAATGCCGCGAGGAAGCCATTGAGGCAAATTTGCTAAGGTTCCGTTCCGGCATTCGATGCTGGAGCAATCGCCGCCCCATTTTCCCCGGTTTTTACTGGTTTCGCGAAAGCGAAAATCACGCCGCTGGAATCATTGAGCTTTACCGCGACCAGGACACGGACCCGGAGCTAAGCGCCCGCTATCCTGACGGCCACGAAACTTACGTTCTCAACTTAACCGGGCAATGGTTCTATATCCCGCGCCCACCCAAGCCATGAAAGACTTGCCGCCGCTTGGCCCCTGGTGCGTGACAGAGCCCCTCGCCGCCTGCATTCAGCCGGATAACCCGGACGCGCCGATTCGCCCGACTCGATGGCTCGCAGTAGGAGCAACGGCGCAATGGGTGGAAAAGAAATTCCAGCGATGGGAAGGCGGAGAGGCGGAGGCAAAAAAACTGGCGGCGCTATACGGAGGAATTGCAACACCACGCGCCTACGGAAACCCGGACTGGCACGGCCGCGAATGCCCGCGGAAAGCCAGGACTCACCAGCACGACCGCACCGGGGAGGAAGCAGCATGAATAAACGACACTGGCTTGCCTATCTCACGACGTTTGCCGCCCGCCGCAATGAGCGGCCGATTATTTCACGCGAGCCCTTTGACGTGACGCAGCAAGTAGAAGCGCGCCGCTCGCCAACGGTGGCGTGGATATACACCGCGGAGGCGGAGACAGCGGACGAAGCCGAAAGCATGGCCGCTCATGCATGGGCCGCCGGCAATGGCGAACTAACACCCGGAGGCATCAACGCCGGCGTGCATCAACCCGCGGCCACCGCGGACGATTCTATGAAAACCAAAAAACCAACCAGCAAAACAAACAAACCAAAAACCATGAAAACCACAAAACCCGCGGCCAAGCCGCAAACGAAACCGACGCCGGCCAAAGTGCAGGCACCTGCACCAAAACCGCTTGATCTCGCAGTCACGACAAACGACGCGTTCCCGCTCGCGCAGCTTTTTTACGATTACGAGAACGCCCGCAACAACGGGCATGAGCTGCACATCAAAGACATTCCGCCGGCCGTTGTGGAAAGCATCCGCACGAAAGGAATCATCAACCCGCTCAACATCCGGCGCATTAGCGATTCCGAGCGCGCAGAGCACAAGATTCCGGCGCAGTTCACGCATATTCCCTGGGGCGGCAATTCCCGCCGTTGCGTCGCGCTGCACCTGGGGATGATTACCGTTCCGGTGCGCGATTACGGGCAGATTTCCCGCGAACTCGCCGCAGAGCTGGCCGACCTGGACAACTGCCAGCGCACCGACCTGACGCCGAGCGAGCGCATTCGCAACTATGACCGGCTTTGCAGAAAACACGGCTGGAGTTATTGGAACGAAGCCGACCCGTCGAAAAGCCTTGGCCACAAGTTTGCGCTTGGAGGCAAAAGCCAGTCCTACGCATGGGCGCGCCTGGCCGGGCTGCCAAAGCTCGCCATTGAGGCGCTCGACTCAAAACAGCTCTCCGTTTCCGTCGCGGTCAAACTGGCCGGCATTTTCGACAAGGACAGCCAGAAGAAAGCCATTGAGAACGCCATCCGCGACCGCTGGACCGACGAGACGGCAAGCAACGTCATCCGCGAGCGATACACCGCCGAGCTGAAAAACGTGGAGTTTGACCCCGAGGATGCCACTTTGCCCGGACCCGAAGGCAAGCCGCTTTCGTGCGAGAAATGCCCGTTCCGAAGCGGCAATCAGGAGGATTTCACGGGCCAGCGCGGAGACATTTGCGGCAAGCCGTCATGCCTCAAAGACAAGGCAGCGGAGCAATTCAAGCGCGATGCTGAGAACCACCGGAAGGACGGCGGCACCGTCTGGACCGCCGCGCAGGCAAAAGCCGCCGGGCTTGGCCAGTATGGCAGCTACGATAACCTCGACTGGAAATACTGCGACCTTTCCGACAGCGGATACATTTCACGGCTGAGCTTCGACGCGAAAAAACGGCCGCTCGCCGATTTGCTCGTGAACGGCTTCACCACGAAAGACCTCATCTTCGCGCAATCTCCCGCGACCGGCAGCATTTACCGCATTCTCCCCACGGCGCTCGTAAAAAAGCTGCTCAAGGACAAAGGGCTCATCAAGGAGGAAAAGCCCGACACCGGCCACGACGACCGCGAGAAGGAACGCCGCAAAAAAGTAACGGAGGGCAAAGAAATCGTGGCACGGGTGCAGGCGGCGATTGTCTGCGCAATCACTCCCGACCACGCAGCGGCCATCGTCACAGTCCCATTCCGGCTCGCAGTCCGCACCCTTGCCGACCGCCTGCCCGACGACATCGCCCGCGACTGCGCAAAGCTGCTGAACATGGAGCCGAAAAAACTAAAGCTCCAGGACAAGGCCAGCCACCGCGAAATGGTGCCGCAATTTGCGGCCACGTGCGAGCCTCTGGAGCTTGTGGCGCTATGGGCGCTGATGCTCACCCACACATGCCCCGGCTACGACGGACAGCTTGGCATCACCTGCTGGGATGACACCGCGCACGAGGTTTGCAACTGGCTGATTGTCGATCTGAAAGCGGAACTCGAAAAGGCACGGAAAGGAGTCAAATGAGCTTGCGCCTGGTAGTGGAGCCAAAGGCGGCAGACGGGCAAACCTGGTGCGTTTGCGCGAACAAGGATGACCTTTGGGAAACGCTGCAAACCTACGCCAACGAGCGCGGCCGCGCCGGCGAGCGCATCACTATCGAACTGCGCGAAATGACGGATCAACAAGTGAACGAACTACCGGAGATATGACGACTATCACGCTCGACATGACGATTTCCGCAGAGCAGGCGCTTGCCGAATACGACGCGCTCGCCGAGAGCGAGCCGAAGCAGAAGCGCGAGGCTTATTGGCGGCGCTATGCCCGGATCAAGAACGGAGTCACGGAGCCCTGCACCTACACCGCCGCCGAGCCGGCCGCGCCGGCCGCAATCAAACCGCCGGCCGGCCGCCTGGAAATCATTCGGCAGCTCGCCGGCGGAGTGCGGCCGCCTGCACCGCCAAAGCCGGCCGCGGCCGCATCGATGCCAGCCAGGGCGATGCCGCGGCCGGCAGCCCGCAGGAAGCCCGCACGGAACAATCTTCCGCGAGGCTGCCGCACATCGGTAATCCCGGCATCCAAACACGCGGAAATCCATTACCGCATCAACCGCCAGCTCGCAGATATGGGATGGGGCGCGCCGGGCATAGGCATTCCCGCGCCGTTTGGTGCAGTCACCGCGCTGCAAAAGCTGACCGGAATCGGCACGTCCGACTATCACCACACCATCCGCGCCGGCACCTGCATTCTGCCGCACGTGCTCAAAAAGCTCCACGACACGATGGGCATCCGCGAGGAATGGCTTTTGACCGGCCAGGGGGACAAACTATGGACGGAAAAACCGGAGGCGTTTCGCAGCCGTCCGGGAACCCCGGCCGCGCCGCCTGCCCCGGCGCAACATCCGCCGGCGACTCGCGCCCTGGCGGATCTATTCCGCGAGCTTTCACAACTGGCCGGGAAAATCGCGGAGGCGTGCGAAAAATGAGAGAGGACTGGAGCCATATTGAAAAATACCGCGTGCGCTCAGGTTCGATGCAGAGCGACACTGGCGACAAGTTCGGCCAGTTCATGATTCCGCTGCATGGCGTGCCTGTGACGCTGTGCGTTATCGCCACAAAAAGCCACGACGGCGACGGCATCGCCGGCGAATGGGATCACGTCAGCGCGCACGCACGCCTTCATCTAGGCAAGCCAAACGAAAAACAGCGCACGCCGACATGGGATGAAATGTGCACGCTCAAATCGCTGTTCTGGAGCGCCGACGAGTGCGTTGTTCAATACCACCCCGCCGCGAGCGAGTACGTGAACACCCACCCGCACGTTCTGCACCTATGGCGTCACCCGTCCGTCAGCTTCCCGATGCCGCCCATGATTTGCGTATGACGGTAAACTTCCCATTCACGCCCGACCCTGTTGTTGCAGTCCCGACGCCGGACCAAATCCGCGCGATTGTGGCAAAGGAGGGAAGCCGCGCGCCGCAAGTGCTGCGGGAGATTGAAAAAAAGCGGAAGGAACTCATCGCGAAACGGGAGAGCGACGCGTTCAACTACGGCTATGCGCCGCCGAAATGGAAGGAAGCGGAGGAGCTGCTTTGGTTATCAAGTTTCCTCGTCATCTTCGGCGCGAACCGCTCTACGAAAACATGGTTCACCTGTTGGGCCGCGATGCGCCATTGCGTAAAGAATCCAAAGGCAAACGTGCTGTTTCTGCACAACGACGAGGGACAGAGCATCGATGTTCATCAATCCATTTTCGCGCACTATCTGCCGCTGGAATGGAAGCCGGACATCGGCAAGCGCGCAAAGAGGGGCGATACGAATATGAGCTATCACCCGCGCACCGGGTTTGCCAATGGCACCGTCATTTTGGGCAATGGCTCGCGTGTCAAGTTTGGCAACTACATGCAGGACCACCGGCGCTTTGAAGGTGCGGGATACACGCTGATTGTCGCGTCGGAAAAATTCCCGCTCTCGCTCATGGAAACGCTGGCCTATCGTCTCCCCGGAGCCGGCCAGACGCTCACGACGATTTGGGATTACACGCCGCTCGACGGCATCACGCCCGGCATCGCGCAGGTCTTGAACGGCGCGCAGACATTGGAAAGCGAAAGAGCAATTCACCTTCCCGACGACTATCGGGCGTCCGAGCACCAGGACTGGCCGACCGGCCACATGCCGCGGAGGCAAAAGGGCGTTCAGCCGGGGCTGAACATCCTTTATTTCTGGAGCGAGGACAACCCGCTTGGTGCAGGCGCGGAGCTGACCAAGCTCATGCACGATAAGAAATGGGATATTCCGACCATTGAAAAACGTATGTATGGCTACGCCCGGAACGTCACCGGGAAGGCGCTGCCGAAGTTTGGCGCGGCCAACATCGTACCGCGCGCGAAGCTCGAAAGCATGGGCATCCTCACCAAAAAGAGCACGCGCCGCATGATCTACGACCCGGCCGCTGCGCGAAACCCGTTTATGGCGTGGATGGCGTGCGACGAGAACGGACGGCATTGCACCTATCGCGAATGGCCCGACCGCGGGCGCTTTGGCGAATGGGCCGTTCGGAGTGGCAACGAAAACAAATGGAACGGCGACCCAGGGCCGGCGCAAATGAAAATCGGGCTTTCCGTGATTGATCAAAAAAAGCTCATTCTGGAAGCCGAGGGCTGGCAATGGAACGGCACGGCATGGGTGCCGGGACCAAACCACGAGGAGATTTATGAGCGCATCATGGACCCGCGCGCGGCCGTGGCCAAACGGCAGACCGAGGACGAGGACGATGCCGAGACGCTCCAGGACTTGTTTGCCGAGGAACAGACAGACGCAGAGGGAAACATCATCGGGCCGGCGATGGAATTTACCGTCGCAAGCGGCGTGAGCATCGACGTCGGGCTGGAGGTAATGAACTCGAAATATCTCAGCTACGATCAAACAAAACCCATCGCGCCGCTGTTGAACGAGCCGCTTTGGTATGTCGCCGAGGAATGCGAGCAAACCACGTTCTCCGCGCTCAACTGGCGGCAGCGCAGTAAGGTGGACGAAGCATGCAAAGACCCGCTCGACTGCGCGCGTTATTACTTCGTCGGCGAGCCGACTTTTCACGACAGCACAGCGCCGGCATTTCACCGTGGGCGGGGATTTACCAAATGAGCAGGAAACGCAAAAACTGGCATCCGCTGGAGACACTAGGCCACTGGCGCGGAATGACACCGCGGCAAACGTGGCAATGGCTCATCACGCGCGGCTGGTGCAGCGACCTTTGCGTGGACCTCTACGAAATTGCCAGCGCGGACGTGGACCGGATTTTGACGGCGGCCGGCAAGCGCCAGCTTTTCCCGCCATCCATCGCAGAGCTGTGCGCACGCCCGGACTGCACTCCGATTTTAGATTTATGAAAACCACACTCCTATGACCAAACGACTCGGCATTCTCATTCGATACGCGCAGCTTTGCGAGTGGCTCACGGGCGCTGGCTTGACTCAATCCGCCATCGATGCCTTAATCTCCACCGGCACCATTCCGCGCGAGTATTACGAGCACGCGCGGCGCAAGGCCGGCTCGAAAAAAGCGTCAAAGCAGCGTCCAAATCCGGCGAGAAAACCGGAGCTGATAAAAGGCCGCGCGTGGTATCGCACAAGAACCATCGCGGAGAAACTCAACATCGACCTGCCGCAATGACACACACCGAAGACGAAGCCCGCGAGCAAACCATGCTCGGAAAAGAAGTCTGTCCCGCAGACCTCACCAAAGAACTCACCGACGCGCTGAATGACGCGCTCGTTTACCGTGCGCAACAGGTGCGCGATTACGACACCGCCAACGCGCTCTGGCCGGGACAAAGCGACGACGGCCGCGCATGGGATGAGCTGAAAGGCAAAGGCCGCGCGTGGCCATGGGAGGGCGCATGGGACACGCGGCATTTCATGGTGGATGGACTTATCCAGGAGCAGGTGCGCATCATGATGGCCACATGGGACGCAGCGCAATTACGGGCGTCCGCACTCAACCCGATGAAGGACACGGCGAATGCAAAGACCGTGACCACGCTGCTACGCTGGCTTTTCCAAAACCACCTGAAAGGCATGGCGCGGCGTCAGCTTCAAATCGCGGCGCGCTGGCAGGAGCAGTATGGTTATTCCATCATGGGCGCATGGTGGGAGGAAAAGCCCCGGCTCACTTCGCGGAAACTTGTGTTTGCCGGAATGCTCGCCGCAGCCAAAGCCGCCGGCGAAGCGGGCGACATGGCACCGCTGGAGTTTATGGACATCCTCATGGACCCGACCCGCGACGAGCAGGCGGTGCAGTTGCTGCTTGGGCTTTCGCCGATTCTCAAAAAGCCCGCCGCCGGCCGCATCCTCCGCGAGCTGCGCGAGAACGGCGAGACGGAGGTGCCCGACGTGGAGGTTGTTTCCTCGCTCCCGCGCTGGCGTGCGTTGCGTCCGTGGGTGGATGTTTTCTTTCCTGCGACCATGGAGACGGTGCAGGATTCGCGATGGATTGCGCGCCGCATGTGGCTCACCGAGGCGCAGGTGCGCGAGACGGCGCTTGCAAATGGATGGGATGAGAAATGGGTGGAGGATGTTTGCGAGCACGGCCGCGGGCAATCGTTCGACGACGGCAGCCGCGCAACGTTGCTCGACAAAGCGGGCAAAGGACCGCACCGGCCGGCGTGGAACAACCCGACCGAGAAGCAGCATTTGATCGAAGTCGTTTGGTTTTACACACTCGGCACGCACGAGGAGCACCAGCTTCCCGTCATGTATCTCACCGTGTTTTGCCCGATGCGCCCGGAGAACGAAGCCGGCGAAGACCAATACGCTTTTCACGACATCATTCCCGACGATTCCGGGATGTTCCCGTTTGTGCAATTCCAGCGCGAGACGAACGAACACGCCATCGTGGAAAGCCGGTCGATTTCCGAAGTCGGCAAGCATTGGCAGGATGAGCTGAAACACACGCGGGACGGCCGCATGAACCGCAACGACGTGACGAATCTGCCGCCCATCGTGCGCACCGGCGCGCTGGCAAAGACGGCGCTGGAGCTTGGCCCGGCCGTGCAGCTCTCCGAGAAGAAAGGCGAGAATCTCCGCTGGCTGCCGATTCCGCAGAACCCGACCGACAATACACTCGTGACCCAATACACCGAGCGCGAAGTGGACGGCTATTTTGCGCGCGTATCGGACACCGTGCCCGCGCCGCTGTGGCAGCTCGCGTTGAAAGACAAGGCATCATCCTTTCTCACGCAATGCGCGGAGTTGGTTCAGCTCACGCTGAAACTGGCCCAGCAGTATCTGCCGGAAACCACCGCGCAGGCGATTGCGGACGATCCCACCAGCATCTTCAAAGTCAGCCGCAACGACATCCGCGGCCAGTATTCCGTGAGCCTTTCCTTCAACGCAATGGACCTTGATTTTGAAAACGCCGTCGCACGCATCCGGGCTTACAAGGAACTCATCATCGCCAGCGACCGCACCGGCGCGGTCAACATCCCGCGCTTTCTCGAAATGGCGGCAAACATCCTCGACCCCGAGCTTGCCCGCGGACTCATCCAACCGCCCGAACAGGCCGCCGAGGCACAGCGCGCACGGGTCAAGACCGCATGGACCAACATCCTCGCCGGCATTGAGCCCGACATGCCGCCGGTCGGGAATGACGATTACACGCTCCAGCTCGACACGCTTAACGAAATCCTCGCAAACCCGGCCAACGCCGAGCGCCTCAAAAATCAGCCGGATAGCGCGATGCTGTTCCAGCGGTTTGTGAAACACCTGGAGTTTGGAATGCAGCAGCAGCAGAACCAGGGCACCGGACTGCGTGGAGTGAAGCCGCTGGAGTGGAACAAAGCTCAACCCACACAGCCATGACCTTCGACCAACACGTTTCGTTTTACGTCATCCTCATCCTGCTTGCGGCGTTCTGCACCGGCGCGCTTCTCAGCCTGTTTTTCAAGCTGCGCGACGAGGAGCGCGACGCGGATAAGTCTCGCGGCGCTTTCGATCTTATCCGCGAAGAACCGCCGCTACCCGTCGTGCTAGTGCGGACGCGCGCACCGCTCACCCAGGATGAATTGCGCACCATCGCCGCGGAGTGGATTGCGGAGGACGGCCCGACGCTGCATCTTGTTGAGGATGCACTGGACCATTTCCTTGCCGATGCCGTTGCCGGCGTTTGCCGCGAGGACGTGACGCCCGACCAGCGCGTATTCGCCGCCGCGGCGCTCGACGCGACGAGGCGATTCCGCGCGTATCTGTTCAGCCTCAAAGACGCAGAGCCCGAAGGGCGGGAGTTTAAGAAATGACAACGATTGAAATAAAGGCGCTACCGGACTGCGGAGGCGGTGCATCAAACGTATTCACCGACCTGATAACTGGAGCCAAAGTCAAAATATTTGAATGGCAGGTTTGCTGGAAAACACCGCGACAAAAAGCAATGGAGGCACTGCGGCGAATAAAACAGGCAAACGATAGAATAAAAGCGCGCAATTAAAGCGCATTTGCCAGCACTTCCCGGCATTAGCCTGCATTTCCCTGCACTTCCGGCGGCGATGTTTGGCGGAATGATTTTTGAGGCGCATACGCGGACGAAAGCACGTCCGCATGAAACTCAATCACTTCGTCCGAAAGCACATCATCCGCCGCAACTCACCCGAGCCCGCACACGCACCCACGGGCGACCCGGCACCGTCGCTCGATAACGACGCACCCGGCGGCGGCGGCAGTGATTCCATCGATGCGATTGCCGGATTGATTGGCGCGCACGATGCCCCGGAGCAGGCACCCGATGCACCCGAGGCGGGCGATGAACCGCCGGCACCGGGCGCAGACCCCGAACCGCAACCCGACCCGGCACCGGAGAGCAGCGAACTTGAAAAACTCCGCGCCCGCGTCGCAGAGTTGGAAGGCCAGCAGGCTAAACCCGAGCCCGAGCCCGCAAAGCCTGCATCGACGTTCCTGAAATCCGCGAGCGAGGCGACCACGCCCGAACAGCTCGCGGCGCATGAGGACTATTGCGAGCGGATGCGCGATTGGGCGTTGCAGAATTGGGATGGCGCAAGCGTGCAGGGCGATGACGGCAACACCATCGAATTTACGTCGGAGCAGGTGCGGCAGCAATTTGCCCGTTTCGATAACGAGCTTCGCAAAGCGATTCCCGCACAACACGCCGCGCTTCAACAGCGCGCCACGGCCGCAGAGCAGCGCAAGGCTGTAGAGGCGGACGCGGTGAAGGCGTATCCGTGGATCGCGAAACCGGAAACCGAGGACGGCGCGCTTTACGCAAAATTCAGCAAGGCGCTGCCAGCGATTGCCGAGCTTCCCGCCGGGCCGATGGCCATTGCGGACATGATTGCAGGATTCCGCGCACGCACGCGCAGGGTAACGCCGCCCGCGGTGAGTCCGACCGCCCGCACTACACCGCGTCCGCCTGCCGTGCCAAAGCCCGCAGCGACCGGCGGCGCGCCGGCCGGGCATCTCGACGCGGCCAAAGCTCTCGACCTTCTCCGCGCAAGCGGCGGTGACCGGCGCAGTGTCGCCGACGTGCTGCTTGGCACCGGCCTCGTAGGCCCGCGCGGATAGCGACCGTTTTCATGGCGTCCACCAACAAGCCAAAAACAAACACACAATGCCAGTAGTAACCACTGACCAAATCAAGGGGAAACCCGATTCATGGTCCAACATTCTGTTCGCGACCATCGCGCCGGAAACGCCGTTCAAGTCGAAGCTCACCCAGGGGCCAGCTATCGACCAGCTCACGCATCAATACAAAGTCAAACTCAGCCGCAAGGGCTCGACATCCGGCAAGTCCGATGGCCAGCCCGTGACCGTGATTAACGGTCAAACCGGCGAGGAGGAAGTCACCGCCCGCGTCGGTGTCTGGAAGGAAGGCTTTGGAGTCGGAGACATCGCCGCCGAAATCGGCAGCGTTGCCCGAACCACTGCCCAGACCGCCGGCGCAAATCGCGGCACCAATGCCGCGCGCCTCGCCATGGCGGCCGCCGACCAGCTCCGCGCAATCGCTGAGGGCATGGAAATCGAAATGCTGTCGGACAACGACAGCCAGCCCGACCGCGGCGCAAACAACGGCAGCCGTTTCCGCGGTGCCGGTAAATGGCTGCAATCCACGGCGCAGACCGACCAGCCGGTGCCGGAAGCAGTGCGGACACCATCCACACAAATCTACACCGGCACGCTCGCGAACTTCACGGAAGAGAAGTTTGTGGAGTTGCTGAAAATCCGGTGGAAGAACAACGGCACGAAATGCCAGCTCCACGGCGTCATGGCCGCGGACTTGCAGGAGCGTATCGACCTCTTCAACTGCCGCATCGCCGACGTGGCCAGCTTCACGCAGGTGCGCCGCTACAATGCCGAGCAGGGCGACACCATCGCAACGGGCGTGACGTTCTTCAAAACCACGTGGGGCGTTGTGGAAGTCCACCCGGATTTCTTCATGCCGACCGACCAGCGCGGCTACCTGTTCGAGATGGACATGGTGCAATCGCATCCGTTTGGCCGTGGCACGTTCGACGAGCCGCTCGGCAATGACGGCGGCGGCGACAAGCGCGTCCTCAAAGCCATGCACCTGTGGCACCCAGGCGACCCGCGCGCACACGTGGCAATCAAGCCATCCACCGAAACCGCAATCACCACGCTGCAATAAGCCGCGGGACACTGAGCACAAACATCAAGACTCGATAAGTTATGCCAAATACACGAATCACGACACTTCCGCTGCCACTCGGCACGACGGAATCCGCAACAGGCTTCACGCACGCCTTCAAAGTCACGCACGCCGACCTCGACCTCACAACGAATGCCACCGCGCAGACGCTGGAGCTAATCGACGTAAAAGCGGGCGACATTGTTCTGGCGTGCGCGGTGCATGTTCGCACGCAGTTCAAAGACTCCGCAGACAATGCGTTCAACACCACGGCAATCGAAGTCGGCGACGGCGGCGACGTGGACCGCTTCCTTGCTTCCATGGAAGTGAACGCCAACGGCACGGTTGTCACCAGCAAGGCCGGCACCGGCACGATGCTGGCCTACACGGCCGCGGATACCGTGGACATCAAGGTATCATCGATGGCCGGGAAAAACCTTAACGCGCTCACGCAGGGCGAGCTGATTGTCCTTTTGCGAATCGTCAACATGGCGGACATCGCGAAGGCCGCATTCCAGCAATAGTATTCGGGGGGAAGAAAGCGCCCGGCGGCCAGGTGTAGGAGCTTGCCGCCGGGCGCTGATTCCCGATTCCTCACCATGCCACTGCTCACCGACATCCACATCGACTCCGCAGAAGATTGCGAGCTGTTTCGCGATTTCCTCGCGGAAGTGGAAACCGGACACCGTGCAAAGATTGCGCTCGCACAAGAGCGGCAGGAACGCATGGCGCGGGCACGGCGGGGAATGATTCACAACGAGCACGTCGGCGAGCGGCTCGCCGTGGTGGACCCTGCGATTTATTGGGAAATGGTGCGCATTTACGGGCCGCATTGCTGGACTGATGAGCGGTTCATCAAAGACATGGTGCGCGATAATCCCGCCATGAAAGTGCGCGACGAATCGCGCCATTGCAGAATCATCCGCCCATGAACGCCATTCCGCTCAAAACCATTCTTGGAAGCGTCGCGCAACTCGCCGGCGTGAGCAGCCGGCAGATTTCCCCGGAGCAACAGAGCGCCATGGTTGTGGCCGTATCCGAGGCGCTGCGCCTGGTATGGGAGGAATACCCATGGCCGGACACGATGACCACGCTGGAGGCGTGGCTGTGGCCGACTGCATACAATCCGGCATCCGGCACCACCTACACGGCCGGCACCATTGTCCGCTTTGGCGAGTCATTTTGGGAAGTCACCAAACCATTCACCGACCCCGACGCTACAATTGGCGACGCGACCGTTGGCGTGATCTCCGCGATTGACGTTCTCACCGCAAATTTCCGCGTCGTGACATTCACGACCGCACCCGACGCCGAGGAAGGCGACATCATTTACAAACCCGGCGACCCTACGGCGACAACGACCGTGCTGGCCGTGGACGGAAAAACAATCACAGTTGCGGAAACATGGACGCTCGCCGTGAGCAATTCCGTGCTGCGCGCGATTCGACCGGAGGAAAACGACGAGTATTTCAAAGCCGCCGTTTTCGACACCTACACCACGGCGAGCGCAAGCACCTACAAAGTGCATGAGGTTTACGGAGCAGACCCGCGCATCGGAGTGGCGCCGCGGCTTGATTACGAGCTGGAGGGCGACAAAATCCGCGTGCCGGAAGGATACGCCCGCGTATGGATGGAAGCGCAATCCACCCCGCCCGTGCTCGACGGCACGGAATGGACGGCGACGGAATCCGTGACCGCCGGGATGGTGCGCTACTCCACGACCGGCGGCGACTGCTTTAAGTGCATCGCGAACAAAGCCGGGAACGTCGCCAACACCGCACCCGAAACGGACACCGCCACGTGGACACGAATCCAGATACCCGCACTATTCGCAACCGCCGTGCGCTACTACGCGAGCGCCGACTTGCTGCGCGCAGACGGAAAGGAAACCACCGCGATTGCCCGCGAGAACAAAGGCAACGCCGCGCTCGAAAGCGCGCTCCAGGGAGTCAACAACCACCAACACCAGACCCGCCGCTACCGCGTGCGAGTCGCATAATTTATGGGCAACCTATACGTCACACCAAACCCCGGCCAGCTTGTCATGCCAAGCATCACACCGGCCGCGGCAATCAAGATCAGCGAAAGCAGCGGGATGCTGCAAAATCTCGTCGTCACTGAAACCGGCAACGTGGATGCGTTTGTCATTCTCGTGGAGGGCACCGGCAACGTCACCCCGGACAGCAACGACGGAATTGTTGGCGCATTCAAAGTCGCTGCGGGAACCACCGTTCAGCTCGCCGTGCCAATCAAATTCACCGATGGACTCTGGGTAATGTTCTGCGGAACTTTGGACATTGCAGACACGCCCGGCATCGGCATCGCGTTCGCATCCATCCACTAAATGAACGCAGCCCTTGCCGAGTTTCTGGACAAAGCCCAACAGCACGCCGCCGAAATTGAAATGAACCCAACAGACCTGAAAACAGTCATCGACACCGCAGCCCAGCAGAATGACCGCTGGCTGTTCATCGCCCTGCTTGTCATCGGGCTGCTCGCGATGTGGATGCTCGCCAAGTATTTCACAGGGCAAATCTCGTCGCTCGCGACGAAACATGACGAGCTGAATAAATTCGTGCGCGACGAACTGACAAAAATTGTCGCCGAAACCGAAGCCGCAATCACGGCCAACACCACGGCGCTCCGCGAGATTCGCGAGATGAAGCTATCCCAGCAGCAAGTGCAGCCAAAATGAACTTCTCCATCGACAGCGCGCATTTTCTCGCCATCGACGGCAGAGCCGTGGCTCGCAACATCATTGCCGGCGGAAAGCCGATGGCGATTCGCCGCGCGGTCGTGCTTCATTTCACCGGCGGAGCCAGCGGGGAAAGCAGCATCCATGCAATGCGGGAGCGCGGAGTATCGGCACATCTCGTCGTGGACCGCGACGGGACAATCACGCAATGCCGCGCATTCAACAGCACCGCCGGGCACGCGGGAGTGTCGCGGTGGGTGGACCCGAAGACCAAGCGCGAATACACGGGATGCAATGACTTCACCATCGGCATTGAAATTGCAAATGCCGGCGACGATGAAGGCGCGCAGTCATGGGCTCGCAAACACGGCGCGACGTTTGCCATGGCCACGCACCGCAATGGCGGACCCAAACGGCTTTGGGAGCTTTATCCCGCGGTGCAAATCGAAGCCGTGACCGCGATCTGCAAGGCGCTGGTTTCCAAATATAATCTCGACGACATCACCGGACACGATTGCATCGCGCCGGAACGCAAGCTCGACCCCGGCCCGCTGTTCCCCATGCAGCAGGTGCGCGAGGCGTGCGGCTTCAAAGGACTACCGGAGGTTCATCAACCATGAGCCTCTTTCACTTCTCCATGCAGCATTGCCGATTGTCCCGCGCAGGTCGGGGCGGGAGCCTTGGCGGTGCCGGTGCGTGGTCGGGCGGCCTGCATTCGGCAGACGCCCGCATTTCTCTTTGTGTCACCCCGGCGACGACGGCGAGTCGGACGCCCGCCGGAGCCCGCCGGGAGTGACACAATTTTCTTTCAATCATGGCCACACGTTTTGAGCTGCAATTACAGGGCGAGGAAGCCGCGGTCATCGATGGCGATGCCGGGTTTATCGGCGTGAATACGCGCCTTTCCCCGGAGCTTTTGCCGCCCGGCGTTTGCGCATGGGCGGAAAACGTGGAGTTCATCGACGGCGAGGCGACCACTCGCCGCGGTGCAGTGTCGCCGGCATGGCTGCGCCTGGGTGCGGAGTTGTTTGGCGTCGCGCAAATGCGGCATCCATCCACCCGCACCGAGGGAGTGATTGCCATCACGGCGACCGGCGCGCTTTGGTGCGAGGAAGGGTGCGACCCGGTCAGCGTCGCGACGCCTGGCACCGTCGCGCAGCGCGTGCGGTTCACGCAGGAGTTCGACCGCATCGTAGCGTATCGCGACGGATTGGAGCCATGGGTATGGGATGGGACAACGGGCTTCATTGTTCTGGACCGCACCGATGCAAACGACGGCACCCGGCCTTGCCCGCTCGCATCGCACGCGGAAATCCTCAACGACCGCGTTTTGATTCCCGCCGACGAGGATAATCTCGACATCGGCGACATCGGCGAGCTGGGGAAGTTTGGTATCACCAACCGCGTGCGACTCGACACCGGCCGCGCGGATGCCATTACGCGGGTTTTCCCGTTTACACAGGCGGCGGCGCTTGTGTTCAAAGGACGGTCCACTTTCCTCGTTTCCGGGATCTCCGGCGCGCTCGCGGGCCTGTCGGTTTCCGTCGTAAATGCAGACATGGGATGCGTGGCGAGCGAAGCGGTTTGCTCGACCGGCGGCGACGTGCTGTTTCTGTCCGGCACGGGAGTGTATCGGGTGCGTCAGGTCGTACAGGAGCGCATCGAGACGGCAGCCGTGGCCGTAAGCTACGACATCGAGCCGACATTGCGGCGCGTCGTGAATTGGGCATTCATCGCGCAGGCACAGGCAGCGGTTTGGGGCGACCGTTATTTCCTCGCCGTGCCGACCGAGGGCGCGACGGAAAACAACGCGGTTTTCGTTTTCAACCTCGTCACGAACCAATGGGAAGGAATGCACACCTTCCCCTTCCCCATCGATGCGCTGTTTCTCGCAACATGGCGCGGCGAGCGCCGGTTATTTGCGGCCGACTTCACGGCTGGAAATTGCTACGGGCTTTATGAAGGCGAGGAAGATTTGACGCCGGCAGCCGCAGACATCACCGGCACGCTCACCACGCGCGGCTATCTCGCCGGACACGCCACGCGCAAACGCTGGAACGCGGCACAACTGGCCACGAGTGAATGGCACGGACAAACCGCCGTGAGCGTAAACGTGGACGGCAACGCAGAGACACAGCCACTCTACCCGGTGACGCTGACACGCGACCGCACCGCCTGCATTGTCGCGGGTAAACGCTGGACTTCCACAAACGCCAACAACGACCACGGCGATTCCGGGCGCGCGGACTATGCGGTCATCTTGAATCCCGCCATGGTGCTTGGAACCGGCATCGTGCTGAATCGCCGGCAGAACTTTTCAAACCGGTTTGCGATGCAGGAAACCGGCCGTTTCTGCCAGCTCACATTCACCAGCTCGCGCGGAACCTCAAAGCTCAAAGGCGCGCAGGTAGAGGGCGCGACCGTGGAGCGGGCATTCCTGCCGACCACCTAATTTTATGCCACAAGTAACAGCCGGACACACCTGGGTTGACGACGAAACCGTAACATACGCAAAGCTGCGACTCGCGGCGGTGCCGAGCGTCGCGTTGACAAGCGCGGATCACACCGCGATTGCAAACAATCTCGCCGCGGCCGTCTCGAATACCAACTACCTTCAAAATTCCGACTTCCGGGATTGGTCAACCACCACGATTTCATTGCCGGCGACGTGGACGGTGACGGCTTCAAACTGGTATGCAAAAGGCACGTATTCACCGGGACCGAGCACCGGCGCGACCGTGGCACGCAGCGCGGATGCAGTGCATAACCACGTGATTTACTGCGCGAGCATCACCGGCGAGGCGAATGCAACCAGCGTGAACATCGGGCAGCGGCTCTCATCCAGCATTGCCGCGGCGCTTTTGGAGGATAAGGCGACGCTCACCATTGAGCTGGAGAACAAGACCGGCACGAGCCAGACGCCCACACTGGTATGGGAAACGTGCGACGTGATGGATGACTTTTCCGCAGTCACGCAGCAGACGACGGCGACCCTTGGCGCAGTGGCAGCCAACGAGCGGAAAACCATCACGCTCCTGATTGACCTTAGCTCATACATCACCGCGACGCGACGCGGCGGGATTATGTCGGTGCAGTTGCCCGGACTCAACAGCGCCAGCAAGGAATGGCGCGTTTACTATTCACGGCTGGAGCCCGGCCAGATTGCGAGCCCGCGCCGCATTCCGCCGGTTTCCAGCGCGACCGCCGCGACCACGGCAAGCGACCCGGCCAACTACTTTGAGAACGCATCTTTCGCGCAGTGGCTTGTTGGAGAGGCGGCGTTCAAGCTCGCGGTGGAGGACGCCAACAATTACTATTTTTCCCGGTGGGGCGTAACACCGAGCGACGGCGGAACCACCTGCCTGGTGACGCGCGTTGCCAGCGCACCGGACACGCGCAGCAAATACGCGGTGCAGGTGACAGGCGACCCGGCCGCAACGGGCACAACGGACGTGCATCAATTCCTGTTCTCCCACATGGCGGCGCATTTGCTCGCGGAGACTCTGAATGTTTCCTGGTGGGTGTACAACAACACCGGCGCGAGCTTCACGCCGCAACTCCGCATCGACACGTGCAGCGGAGCAAACAACATGACGTTTACAAACCGCCTGGCGCAATCGATGCAGGCGTGCCCGTCCGGCGCATGGACGCGCGTGACGCTCTCATTCACGCCGGCGAGCTATACGAACTGGACGAACGGCGCGAAAATCAGTCTGCGATTCCCGACCGGGACGCTCGACAGCGGCGCAAAATCCGTGCGCGTCGCGCAAGCTCAGCTCATCCGCGGCACTGCACCGGTTACGTTCTGGAGCCCGCCGGTGACGCGCGGGCCGATTGCCAGCACGGCACGCACTGCCACCGGGCTTGCAATCACGCGCGACTCTGTAACCACATGCACCGCGGCCGTGTCGGAAGCGGTTTGCGTTTCACGCGACGGGCTCGCCGTGGTTTGCGGCTCGATTCCGGCAACCAACGTGACGCACGGAAGCGCGCTGACCACCAACCAGCACTATCACATCCGCCTGGCGTGCGATGAAACCGGAAAGCTCACGCCTTTCTCGCACCTGTGGAGTGTGGACCCCTGGACTGTGGCACCGGACGCATTTATTTCCGGCGTGGTCGGATGCTTCACCACCAACGGCAGCAGCCAGATTGACGAATTTTCGCAGCGCGGACATCAAATCAACATCACGCCGGCCGTCATGCTGGCGAGCACGGTAACGGCATCCTACACGCAGATTGGAGCGACACCGGGCTTTGACAAGATTCCGGCCATCGTAACGGCCATCCGCGGGACGTTCGGAACATCCAGCGGCGTGACTCGCGGCTCGCTCGCGGCTACCAGCAGCGGGCTTGGGGAAATCACGTTTGGCGCAGGAACGACCACAACCGGCGTGAACAGCTTCACGACCGGCGCGATTCCGTTCTACCTCCCGCTTTCCACATCGCAAACCGTATGGGTGAAAGCCGACAGCGTAACGCCCGCGCTGCGCATTGTCTGCACCGGGCTTGAATTGCCATGACCGACGCCGAAGTCATCGACCGCGCCTATGGCGACGCAACGCCGGTGCGCATCCCGTGCCCGAAGCATTGCCGGATGCTGTGGGGGCACGCGGAGTTCACGCCGCTGGCGGAGCCGGAGTGTGAGTTCGACGCGGAGTTGCGCCCGACCACGCCGGGACTCATCGGCTATCTGCGCGGAGTGCCGGTCTATTTTGCCCCGGTCAAATGAGCGCGCTGATTTCATTTCTGACCGTGCACGACTTGCGGAGCGCAAGGCCGCCGGTGGAAATGACCATGAGCCCTCGGGCGTTTGAGCGCGCGGCCGTGGCAATGGCGCACGCGATGCGGGAAATGTGGCGCGAGCAGGATTTGCCCGTATTGCATGAGTTTACGGGCACGACCTATTTCCGCACTATCACCATGCCCGCACAGACGCTTGTCGTGGGCAACAAACACCGCACCCGGCACATGAACATCGTGCTTTCCGGAAGCGCAACCGTGCTAATGAATGGCGAGCGCGTGGACGTGAAGGCTGGAGACACAATCATCTCCGAGGTGGGAGTGCGAAAAGTGCTTCTTATCCACGAGGAATGCAGGTGGATGACAGTCCACGAAAACCCATCGAATGAGCGTGACATTTCCGCTCTGGAAAACCACATTGTGGACAAGGCGTCCGCAACCATTCGAGATGAGCGACTCATTCAAGAGTTCCGCGCATCTCTACCATTATTACAAATATGAGTTCGGCACTTGCAATCATCGGCGGCGTTGTGGCTGCAGGCAGCACTGCATACGGCGCAGCCCAGCAGGCAAAAGCGCGGAAAGCGGCAGCGGCAAATCAGCGCAACATGGGCGCGGAAATCGGCGACACGCTGGGCGTTTCCGGCGATGCACTCCGGATGCAGCGCGAGCAGGATTATCTGAGCGCGTTTCAGCAGATGGACATCAACCGGCGTTCCGCACAGGATGCCATCCGGCTGTTTCCGCAGCTCGCGGAATACGAACGGCAGGCGACGACCGCGCAGCGCGGGCAGGATGTTGCGGATCTCCGACGCTTTGGACCGGCGCTCACGCGGACGCTGGAAAAGCTGAATCCCGGCTGGCAGCAGGCGGGGACGGCGTTGCAGGAACTCATCGCCAGTGCAGGCACCCGCAGTCCGCTCCTCGACCGCATGAACACCGACGCGATGAACGCGGGACCGTCGGACATCAATCAGCGGCTTAACGACTACGCGCTTTCGCAGCTCGCGCTTGGCGGCCAGCTTGGCGCGGATGAACAACGGCAGATAGTGCAGGACTCGCGCGCGGCGGCATCGGCTCGCGGGCTTTTCGGCGGCGACGCGGCGGCCGTTGACGAGATCATGAACCTTTACGGCGCGCGGCAGAATCGCGCAGCGCAGCGGGCGCAAATCGCGGGCGGTATCCAGGCCGGGCTGTTGCAGGAAATGGTGGCGAATCGTGGTTTCCAGCAGGGCGTGGAGGGAATGAATCAATCCGCCGAAGGCGCAGACCGCTCTTTCATCCTCAACGCGCAGGGCGCGACACAGGCGCGACTGAACCCGCTTTTGCAAATGCTCACGCCACGCACGGCGCTTTCGCCCGTGGCCGGCGCGGCGCTCCTGAATGGACCGCAGGGAAACAGCGCGGCGATGCTCTCGCAGCTTCTCGACTACGGCAGCGACGTGAACAACACAAACTACAACGCCGCGCAGGCCCGCGCGATTGCCGCGGCCAATAATGCGGCGGCGATAGGAGCGGCCGGAATAAAGGCCGGGACCACGATTGCCACGACGGCGATGAAGCGGAAATAAGCAGGAGACTAAGATGCCATACGCACCAGGAATCACAGACCGGAGCGGCGAAATCCTCGCCGCTGGAATTGCGCAGGCCGCGCAGGAATACGCAGACAGCAACGAGAAAATGCAGCTCACGCAAAAGGAAATCGACCACCTCGCGGGGACGGTTCAATTTGCGGCACAGAAGGGCATTTTGAAGCCCGAGGAAGTGCAGCAGTTTGCGCAGGGTAATCTATCGAAGAAGCGCGAAATCGCCAGCCGCGCCGGGATGCTTTACCAGGACATGCAAGCGGCAGCCGACCGCGCGACAATCTCGCCGGAAATGGCGGCGGAGTTGAAGGCGGCCGGCTATCTTGCCGCGCCGGTGGGAGGCGGCCGGTTGCAGTATCTCCAGATGCCGGAGAAGCCATGGCAGCCGAGCGCGGAGGATTTGCAGACGGCGACGAATGCCGGGCTTGTGCCGGTGCCGGTAGGAAAAGGACGGTTTCAATTCGTGGAGAAGCCGCGCGCAGAATGGCAGTTTGACCCGACCAAGGACGTTGTGCCGATTCCAGGCGGAGGGCAGTTTGTGCGGACATCGCCGAGCGGAGGCGGAAACGTAATGCCTGGCACCGCGGCAACTCCGTTTGACCCGGCGACCGCGCCGCGCGTGAACGTGAGCGGCCGCGAGGGAATCGTTGTGCCGGATGGAAAGGGCGGCGTGCGCGTGCAGTTCCCGCCCGGAGCGGCGAGCGGCACCGTGGCCAAGCCGATGGACGCGGCCACCGCAACGATGTTTGGAACGCTCACGCAAGAGCTTGGAAAGATTGACGCGGAGCTGATTGATCACGCGCAGCAAATTGCGACCGGTGACAACCGCTTTGGTTTCCTCAACAATTCATCGCGCGCGGAGCGAGTGAAGGAGCTGCAATCACGAAAGGCTGGAATTGAGGCACAGCTAACCGCAATGCGGCCGGTTGCAACTCCGCGCACGGAACCGCAGCCATCCACGGTGCGGACGCCTGCACCCAAAACCGCGCCACAAGTGAAGCCATCGGCGGGCGACCGCGCGAAGTTTGCCGGGCCGACGATGCCGGCGAGCGATGCGCTTCCGGTTGCCGACCCGCTCCAGGGCTCAGGCGACACCGGCGGCGACGTGCTTCCGCCATTGCCCACCGAGGATGGTATCCCCACGCTTTCCCCCGACGAGGCGCGCAAGCTGCCCGCCGGAACAAAATTCCGCACGCTGGACGGGCGGGTAATGACAAAAGGCTAGACGCTTATGGACCCACAAGACCCTTATGCCGGCATCGGGACTGTCGATGCCGCGGACCCGTATGCAGGAATCGGCACCGTCGATGCACCGGCGGACCCGTATGCAGACATCGGCGCGCCGGAATCACAACCGCCAAGGCGACTCCCCGCGCCCGATTCCGATTATCCCGTTGAAAGCGTCGCGATAGTCCGGCCGGCCGCAGAGCTGGCAAAGCTCGACAGCGAGCAGCTCGCAATTTTCGGCGAGCACACGGACAGAACGCTAAGGAAGCTGGAGACGGCCGGAAAACTGGCGAGCGACATTTTCAAAGAGGGCCGCATGGCGGATGTTTCCGAGCCCGGAGCCGCGCGGGTTTATTACGAAATCGGGATGCGCCCCGGCGACACAAGCAACAACCCGGAAACCGCACGCGCCCTGGCGTTGCAGGCAAAGGGCGGCGAAGTGTTCAGCATGAAGCGCGAGCCCGATTCGATGGAATTTGGCCCGCTGACCGAAGCCTACCGGGTGAACAATGGCCGCGTGGAGCTGGACCCGTATCGTTTCAAGAAGGGCGTGCAGCAGGCAGTGAAGGCCGGCGTTTTGACCGCAGAGCAGGCGGCGACGCTCGACAAGGATGCAGCCGCGGCAGAGACGGCGGTAAAGGAGCGCGTGCAACTCCTGGAGGATGCCGGGAAAGACCCGAAAACGAAGGCGCTGCTACTTGGCGCAGGGCGCGGCGGCGTAATGCTCGCAGGCGCACAGGGCGGCGCGGCGATTGGCGCGCGCGTGCCGGGCGGACCACAGGCACGGGCCGCGGGCGCATTTGTCGGAAGTGTCGCGGGCGCGCTTGTCACGAGCGCAGCAGAGCGGGCGATTGAGGAACGCATCGCAAAGCATTCCGAAACGTTGCGGACATTCACCGCGGCCGGCGCGCTGGAGCCGCGCATTTCGCAGGCTGGAGAAATTGCCGCGTTTGCAGTGACGGCACCGGCTGCAATCGGGAAGCTCGCCGACGCGACGAAGATGGTGGCGGCGGACAGCGGGAAGAAGGCGGCGGCCGGGTTTGTGGCCAAGACGGTCGGAGCTGCCGCTGGCATCGGCGCGGCGACGGATACCGCGGTGCAGGGCGGAATGATGGCGGCCGGACTGCAAAAGGAATTTTCCCCGGAGCAGCTCGCCACGACCGCGACGCTTTCCGCACTGCTTGCCGGCCATAGCGTGAAGTTTCGCGAATACGGCCCGGCCAAGGTGGAGGAAATCGTTAAGCGCGGAATCGTAATGGAGCGCGCAAAGGCCAGCCCGAATGGAGTGCTTCCCGATGGAGTGAAGCCGCTCAGCCGGGAGGAATCGCTTGTTTACAATCAGGCCGTGAATGCACTGGATGACCTCGCGGCGGCCGGGAAGGTGCCCGCAGAGCTGGAGCAATCGGCGCGGCAGATGCTCAGTTTCTCGCGACCGATTACGGAAGTGACCACGACCGCGAAGGCAAAGCCGGCGGGTGTTATCGGCGCAGACCCTTACGCCGGCATCGGCACGCCTGCACCGGCCGCACCCGCGGCGGCCGCGGCGATGACACCCGCGCCGGCGGCACCTGGAGCGGCCATCACGGTGCCGAAGGGCGGCGTTGTGCCGGGCGCGGAGACGGTGGTTTTCGGCGCGCGCGGCGCGCAGTTCCCGGCGCGGTATGTTTGGGCAAACACAAGCGAGACGCAGACTTCGCACGCGGGGGAAATGATGGGGCCAAATCCCGCCTACCCGCTGGAGAATACGCGCGACTACTCGCAGCCGGAGGAACGGGACAAGCAGCTTGATACCCGGAACAATTTTGATCCGCGCCGGCACGTCACCGACTCGCCGGACGCATCCACCGGGCCGCGGATGGCCGCGACCATCATCGGCGAGGACGGCACGGCAACGCGCACGACGCTTGGCGGAAACAATCGCGGATGGGCAATCGCAAATCTGCCGCCGGAGAAGCGCGCGGAATTGCGGAAGCTGGAGAACGCGAAGGCGGCGAACTTTGGACTCGCACCGACCGACTCACCGGATGCCGAATTGCAGCGCGACCTGGGAACATTCGATTTACGCCAGCCGGGCGAGCGCGAGCGGTTGCAGGGAATCGTGGACATGCTCAACCCGTCGCCGGGCATGGTGCAGGCGCACGCGAAGCGCGCCGAGATTGACGCGCAGAACATCGCACCGGCCGCCCTGGAGGGAATGGCCATGGATATTGCGCCGGCCGACGCCCAGGAGTTTGTGCGCGGACTGATTAAGGCCGGCACGGTGGACCGCAATCTTGCCGGCTCGCTGGCCGAGAATCCCGCGGCCGCCCAGGACTACACGATCCGATTACTTGCAAATGCGGCATTCCGCGCGCCCGCACTCGCAGAGGTGCGGATGGACGCCCGCAGCGCAGGCACGACCACGCGCGGCTTGCTCGATGCCGCCGTGCCGGCGCTGCTACGGTTGCGCGCGATTGGCGAGGACGGCAACACGGCCGCGGATGCCGTCGCGCGCACGTTTGTAAACGTGTTAAAATCTGGAGCGACCACGATCCAGACCGCACTGGATACCGTCGCCCGGCAAACGGAGTTTGATCCGGCTTCCATCGTCTCGCGCGTTGTCGCGCAGGGTTTGCAGGCCGCAGTGGTAGCGGATGCGAAGGGCCGGCCAATCCCGGAGCCGACCATTGCCAATGCCGCGACGCTGTTCCGGCTGATTGATCGCACCGTGCGAAACTGGCAGGCCGACCAGGCGCAGATTGGCGACCTGCTAGGAGGACGCCAGGAGACGGCCGGGGACGCAGTGATTCGCGCCGTGAATCATTTCATCAACAAAGGACTGGCCAGCGCGAGCGAGGGCGGAGCAAAGCCGAAGGTGCAGGCGAGCGTTGCCACACCGGCCGCGCCACGAGCCACAAACGACGCCGGGCCGGCATCGCCGGTGTTTACTGTTTCCGGCAGCGCGTATGCAAAGGTGCCGCTTGCCGGACTGCCGGACATCAAGCCGGTTGAAATGCCGGAGCTTTACGAGCTTTACAAGGAGCTGACTGGAAACGAGCTGTTCATCAAAAACATGAGCAAGGCGCTTGGCCAGTTTGTAGGAATTGGCAAGGGCATGGTGCGCTTGAATCCCGCGATCTTCCGCGACCCGGAGCTTGCCACAAAAGTAATGGCTCACGAAATCGGCCACCTGGTTGACTACCTGCCGCAGCAAACGCTGAAACGCGGCAACCTTTGGGGGCGGATTCATTCGCTCCGTAATTTCCTCAAAGACCGATACACTTCGACGGGACCGACAAACAAAGAGTTCCGCGCCGAGCTGATCGCACTCACCGAGCACTGGAAGCCGATTGACCGCGCCACGGCAACGAAGGATTACATCCGATACAGGGAAAGCGGCGTGGAGCTGTACGCGGATTTTATTTCCGTGCTTTTCAATTCGCCGGCCACGGCCAAGCGCATTGCGCCGAAGTTTTTCAGCAACTTCTTCCGCGGGCTCGACGCGAAGCCGGAGGTAAAGGCGGCGCTGTTTGAATTGCAGGCATGGCTGAAACAGCCATTCCTCACGCGCCAGGCGGACCGACGCGCGCGCATCGATGAAATGATGGCGGCCGGAGAGGAAGCGTTTTTGCGGAAGTTTGAGGAACGCAAGCAGCGATTCGCCGGTTTCCGCGGACGCATGGCGATGCTGAAACAGGCATTCTTTGACCAATACGCGCCGATACGCGACCGCGCCGCCGACGCAGGCCCGACGCCCGCCGCGCTGCTTGTGGAGACGCTGTTTGATTCGCATCCGCTGGCGAGAAACGAGCATTGGCGATGGCTGGAGCGGATGGACAGAACGGTATTGAAGCCTCTGCAAGATGCCGGATTCACGCCCGACGACCTGGGAGCGCATTTGTTCTTCGACCGCATCGCGAATGAATCCTACAAGCTCAGCGAACGGCAGGCAAAGGACATGGGTTTTGCCACGTCGGGCCGCTCTGTCATCGCCAACCCGGCCGGACACACAGCGGTAACGGCGCGCCAGGCGCTGCTTGCCGAGCGACTGCGCAACGGACTCAAACGGCAGACGCTCTTAGAGGCGGCCGTGCAGAAATTTCACGACGAGGTTTTCGCCGAAATGCGCGAGGCTCACAAAATCGGGCTGTTTACCGATGAGCAAATGGCGCTCATCGAAGCGAACCGCGACCACTACGCGGCGTTCATCCCGCTGGAGTATATCGATACCTACGTGCCGGCGGGAATCTCGCAGCAGACCGGCACGATGAAGGACATCGCATCGCCGTTTCTGTCCACGGTTTTGAAAGTGCTCACGTTGCAGCGGGCGATTCAATTTCAGCGGTTGAAATTGGCCACGGTGGATCTCATGAAGCAGAGCTTCAGCGCGGAAATCCGGCTCGCAGAAACGCGCAAGAGTGCAGACGGCCGCACTTCCCCGGTGCCGCCGAGGGAGCCAGGGCAGGCGCAGATTGCACTACGCGAGCGCGGAAACATGGTTTGGTATAACGTGCCGCGCGAAGTGGCCATGATGTTCGATAATACACCGGTGCCTCTCCTTGATGCCATTATTGAGCTGCTTTCGGTGCCGTTCCGCAAAGTTTTCTATCCCCTGTTCATTACGTTTAACCCGATTTTCCAGTTGGTGACGAACCCGATTCGCGACATCCGGCGCAATCTTCTCACGCGACCGATGGGAATCGGATGGGGCGCGGTGCTGCGGCAGCTCCCGCTGGTAAAGCAAATCGGCGAGAATCCCGCGCTCGATGCGGTGCGCGCCCTGGTGAAGCGCGGCGAGCAAATGCCCATCATCGCGGAAATGCTCGACAATCTCGCAATCACGCCCGGCGAGGCGACATTCAGCGCAACCGCGGGCGTGGTGGATAATGCGTTTGACAGGATTTTGCAGGCGCATGGATTGCTTCCCGCCGATGAGCAAAGCCGCTGGATGCCGAGCCAGATGCCCGTCATCGGCAAAGTGCTTCGCACGATCCAGACCGCCGGCCGCATTAACGAGCTGATTGGCAAGGTGGACACCTACCAGCGGCTGCGCGTGCTGGGATGGAATCCGACCGACGCGGCAGCATTTGCGCGCAACGCGGTAGGGACTCCGAACTTTGGACGGAAGGGAAAACACGCAAACATACCCGGCGCAATCTTCCCGTTTTTCAATATCTGGACGAAGGCTTGGGCGACCGATGCAAAGCTCGCCAGCAAAGGCTGGAAGCGGACTTCGCAGCCGGGCAAGGCAGGCACGAGCGCGGCGGCGTGGTGGATGCGTTGGGCGTTGGTTTCCGGAGTTCCGCGCATGATTACGATTGCCGGCGGGCTTGGTTTGCTTGGTGCAGGAATCAAGCGACTTCTCGACGGCATCGGCGACCACGACCGGAAGAATTACGACGTCATCCCGGTAGGCTACACCGGCGCAAGCGAAGTGAACGCCGAGGGCAAGGTTACTTATTTGCGAATCCCGAAAGACCCGACCGACCGGCTTGTCACCGGGATGTTTGACAACCTGCTTTCCAATGCCGCCACGCGACTCGCAAAGGCCGGCGCATTTGGCCCGCAGGTGCAGGAAATGAACGCGACCACGAGCGCGCCCGACGTGAGCAGCAGCATCGCCGCAAGTTTGGGCGTCGTCGATGCCGACGTGCCGGGCGTTTCGCCGCTGATTAAAATCGGCGACGGATGGAAAACCTTTCTCACCGGCCAGAATCCTTACGACGAGTTCCGCGGACGCCACATCCTCAGCGACGACGAACACCTCGCCGGTGGCTCGGAAGCTGTGAAATCCATGCTTGCGTGGACTGTTGGGCAAACGGGCGTCAACTCGTTCATCCGCTACAACCCACGATCCGAAACCACGACGGAAATCCTCATCGACAACACGCCCGTAATAAACGGCATGCTGAAAGTGACCGATTACGGATACAGACAGCAGCAGGACGCCGCGCAGAAAAACAAGCGCATGCCGGGCGCTAACGAACGGCTTGCGCTGCCGGCGGAAGTGCGGACGCTCAGAGAAGAGTTCACCTACCTCGAAAGCCGAGGAAATCTTCGCACGCCGCAGCAGAATCAGCGATACCAGGTTTTGAAGGCGTGGGAAAAAGCCGTTTACAATATCGGCATGGAGCAGCTTCTAAACGACCCCGACAGCACAACGAAAGCCCGCGTGAGAGAGCAGATGCGCAAAGACTCAGAACAATTTCGCAGGTAGCAAACCGCGTAGCATGACATCCACAGCCATGCTACCCAAACCCCTCGTTTAACAGAGGGAGCCAGCAGCCGGAGTTGAACCGGCGACCTGATGATTACAAATCATGACGAGCCAGCGCGGTGCTACTCTGGAGGGTTTGGGCGTGATTCCGTGTTTCTCTGATGCGTCATTTGTTTGGTGTAGCAAAATCGCATTTTATACCGCTGTTTTCGCTTGCTTGCGTGAATAACTACGGTGTAGCAGTGCGGGTAGCATGAAGGCTACTCCTACGAAATCGAAAACCCCGAACTTATTGCAGCGCACGCCCGGCGCGAACTGGACGTTTCGCGTGAAGCGCACGGTGGATGGCGTGGTGAAAGAAAAATGGATTTCCACCAAGACACCGGTGAAGGCGACGGCGCTTGTGGAGGCGCGGCGGTTGATGGAGGAAATCAATAAGGCGCATCGGGAAGGGCGATGGGAGAAGCTGGGTTATTTGAACTGGCACTCGGATGCTGCGACGCTTGGCGAACTGCGGGAGCGGTATTTTGAGCGGATTGAGCGGGAGGCAGTGCGGCCGCCCGGACAGCCGGCGCGGGCGGCGTATTGGCGGAATTTGCGGGCGGTGGTGGCATGGGCGAGGGAACCCGAGCCGGACGAAGCAGAGCGGGCGGCGGTGGATGAGTTGGCGGTATCGGTTTTGACGGAGGAATTGGTGAAGTCGTTTCGGGTGAACTGGCTTGCGGGGGTTCAGCCTGGGGATGTTCGCGGGGAGGCGTCGCGGCGGCGGTCGGGGGATTCGATGTTGCGTCAGGCGCGGGCTTGTTTCTCGGCAGAGGCGTTGCGCTGCTATACCGGGCTGGCGGTGCCGGATTTGGGCGGGTTTTTGAAGGCGGGCGGGTTTGGGAGCACGGCGCCGCAGCACGATGAGCTTTCCGGGGCGCGTTTGGGCGAGATGGCGGCGGCAGCGGCGGTTTTGAAGGTGGAGAATCCGCGGCTTTATGTGGTGCATTTGCTGGCGAAGTTTTTGGGGCTGCGGAATAATGAGATTTGGGCGGTGCGCGTGGGGTGGTTTAAGGAAATCCAGTATCAGACGGGCGGGGCTTGGCAGTGGGTGCTGGAGTTTTCGGAGCGGTGCAATTTTCTGCCGAAGGGGTTTTCGTTTGGTCAGGTGCCGGTGAAGCGGGAGGTGATGCAGGAGCTGGCGGGGGCGTGGCGGGCGCTCGGGGTGGATCTCGAGAATGCGGATGCGTTGGCGGTGCCAGGGGCGACGGAAACGGAGCGGCGTAATGTGGTGGACAGGGAGCACGCGGAATGGATGCGGGCGTTTGTGCCTGCGGAGGAGTTTTCCAAAGCCGGTTACGAGTTACGCCGATGGGCTCGGCAGCGCATGGCGGCGAAGTATCGAAGCCGGGAGGTTGGCGAGGCGTTCATCCGTCACAAGGGGCCGGCGGATGCGGGCCGGCACTACCAGGCGCGGTTTTATTCCTGGGGCGAGCTAGGCGAGGACATCGGGATTTCCCTGGAGGATGCCCGCGGCGGAGTGTCCGGCGGCGCAACGGCCGCGGTGCGGTCAGGGCTCAGCAAGTTGTGACCCCAGGGGATACCGGAACAAAAACGAAGCGGCCCCAGTTTGGGCACTGGAGCCGCTGATTGTGGTTTTTATTGCCGGTTTTTCGGCTATCGGAGGCGCTCGCGAACGTACGCCGTGCGGCTTTTCCTGGCCGCCCTGGCGGCCGCATCGATGGCTTTCAGCTCAGCGGCCGGCAGCCGGATGCGGAGCCACTCGCTCGATCCACCGGGAGACTCCAGCGGCCGCCCCCTTTTCGGTTTGCGCGTATTCATGGACCGGCAGCTATTCATGGCCGGCGCGCCCGGAGGCAAGCAAAAACTCCCCGGCGCGCCTGGCCTGGCCGATGGCGGCCCGCGCGGCTTCCATGTCGGAATCTTCCACCGGTTTGGAAATCCAAAGCCGGACCCCTTCAACCAGGCGCTCCAGGGCGGCCAGGATGCAGGGCGCGGCCGCTATCACGTGCGCGTTAGCCTCATGATTTACGGCACCGTCCCAACTATTCATCGACGCAACCAGCGCCCCGGACGCCCGCGCGCGAATCAGCTTGGCCCCCTCATCATAAAACCACGGCCCCGGAGTGTGAGCGCCGGCGCGCCTGGCCTGGCCGATGGCGGCCCGCGCGGCTTCCAGGTCGGAATCTTCCACCGGGCTGGACATCCAAAGCCGGATGCCGCGCTCCAGGCGCTCCATGGCGGCCAGGAGGCAGGGCGCGGCCGCGACCAGGCACGAATCAGCCTCACCGCTTTCCATCGTTGCCAGCCAGTAATTTTGCGGCACAGCGCGCACGGTATTTGTGCCGGGCTGATAACGCCACGGCCGCGGAGTGTGAGCGGCCGGCCTCATTTGCTCCCCTTTCCCGACGTAATGCCGCCGGCATAGAATACCCACGCGCCGCTCTCATTGGTTGCCATATCGCACGCCAGGCAAGCCAGGAGCGCGCGCGCCGGCCGGGATTGCGTAAGGTGCAGGCGGCCGCACTCGCCGCACGAAGGACAAACCGCGGAGCGCCACGGCACGCCAGGCAGAAACACCATGCTTTCACAGAATACGGACGAGCCCAGGAGCGCGGCCAGGGCGGCCAGGCGCTCAGCCTGCACCGCGCGATCCGTCACCGTGCGCGTTGATGGCCACAGCGCAACGCGGCCGCGGATTGTCTCACAGGAGACGGGAAACCCGCAGGCGCTTTCAATTTCCGCGACGACATCCGCGCCGGCGCAGCTATCGCACGAATAAACGCGGAGCCCGCGACGATCCCCGCGCCAGCTTGCGCCAGGGCTTCCGCAGGTGCAGGGCGGACACGCAAGCGTGGCCGCCTGGGAATGAATGGAGCGCGCCGTTGCGGCCGGATCAGGCAGCGAATCGGCAATTCGATTTTCGGTTGGAGTTTTCATGATGATTTGAAGCGGCGCAAAATTGCACCCTTGCGCGCCCGGCTGGAGGGACCGGGCGCGCCCTGGGTGCAATTTATGCGGCTTTCAGGCGCTTCATTTCCTCCGCGAGAGTCCACAGCGCGCGGTTGATGGCCGTATTTTGATCAATGCCGCGCACTTCCCGCGTTTGACGCCTGGCCACGCGCCGGCCGCGTTCATCGCGCTGGACGTAAGACAGGCCGCCGCGGATCACGTTTTCCTGGACGGTATTTAACGTATTCCACAAGGTCGGAGCGGAATCTTCCCGGCGCTTGAGTGTGAGCAATTCCGCGCTTTGAATCGGAGCTTCCCCGGAATCATAACGGAGCTGGAGCGCGGCCGCCGCGAACGCTTGCTGTTCCGGCGCGCTCAGTTGCAGCGCATTCATTTCCGCCACCGCTTCCGAGGCTTCCGGCAGCCTGGCCAGGATATGATTGCACCCTTCGATGACTGACGGAATGACATCCCCGGAATGTTTGACGCGCACTTGTTCAATCGTGCCGTCGCCGACAACCATTCCATTGGAGCAGACCAGGCGGAAAATTCCGGCCATGAGTTGATAGGAGCTTGTGCCGTCGTGAGCGTTAATCAAAACGATCTCGCGGAATGTCTGACCCACGCCCGGAGTTGCAACGGACTCATGCCGCAGGCGGAGCATGTGCTTTGTATAATTGCGCTTTTCATTATCGCCGCTTCCGCCCTGGTAAACGGCGAAAGGTTGATACCCTTCCCGGCGGAGTCCGCTCAAAACTTCACTTGTCGGGATGTAGCTATAACGATCCGACCGGCTCGCGTGCTTTCCCTCCGCGAAGATGGACGGAGCAACGGCCCGAATTTGATCGTCCGAAATCGGCGAGTTGCTGCGAAGGATTGACGCGCCCTTGCCGAAACGTTGAACGCGGGTTTGATTGACTGTGTGAAACGAGATGCTCATTGTATTAGTTGCGCCAATGCTCTCACCGGTTACAGCCGGCCGCCGTTTGTTTAATCATTGGACAGCGGCACGAGAGCGTTGGCGCTTCGTTTTCCATCCAGCGGCCGCCAGCAGGATTGCCGGCGACGGTTTGCAAATTAGCGGCTTTCCTTTTTGTTGCAACAAAAATCTGCAAACGAATGAAAGAAAGTTTGCCGAGCCGCATAAATACAGGCGTTGCAGGCGATGGAAAATTGCAGAAAATGCCGCATTTTGCGAATTGCGTGCGCGCGCCCGGACTGTAATTTCCGCCCGTGAAGGCGTCCAAAATCTCTACCTTTGCCGGGTGCGCGGCGCTGTGCGCTTGCGGCTTGTGGCTTGCGTTTACCGAGGGCAGGAAGCGGGGATTTGATGCAGCCCTGGAGGCTACCGGCGAGCGGGCCGCGGAGCGCGCAAGGTTTGACGAGAAATGGAAACAGACACGCGCGAAACTCGCCAGGGAGCGATTGCAGGAGGCTCAGCGGGCGCTTGATGAAGCCCGGCGGGAAATTGCGGAGGCTGACCCGTATTCCGTTGATGCAATCGATCTGTTTTCGCCGGCGTTTTATGAGTTGAAGCGCGATGACCGCGAGAAGGTATTACGCGCGGCGCTGGAGACGCTCAGGGATTAATTGCGCGGCGCTGGATGAGGCGGTCGAACTCGGCGAAGATGGCGGCGATTTCGGGCACGTCGCGCGCCAGCTCGGCGACGCGGTAAACTTGGGAAAGCAGTTCGTTGCTTAGTCCCTCCGGGGGTTTGGGGGTGGCGAGATAGTCGGCGACGGGTTTGGAAACAATGGAGCTTATCGCGCTGACATCGACAAGGCCGGGCGCTGCGCGTTCGGTAATGTCGCGAGTATAGGCAACGAGAAGCCCGGCTTTGATTTGATCGGGGAAGGGCGCGATAATTTCGCGCAATGAGTCCGGCTCTGGAGCGATTGCGCCACTCAGCCAGCGGGAAACGCGGCTCTTGTGCAGGTTGCCCGCTTCCGCGTACCGGCTTGCATTCCATCCGGTAGCAGAGAGGGCTTGTTCTAGTGCGTTGCTAAATCGGCTCATAAGCGCACAATAGGAAATTTTGCACGACGCGCAACATTTTTGTTGCAAGGCGTTGCTGGCCGTGCAATTTTCTTCGTCATGCAACTTGTAATCGAAACACAAGAGGAAGCCGACCGGCTGCGCTTAGTGCTGGAACGTGGACTCCAGGCGCTTGGCTCGCCGGACGTGGCAACGGACGCCTGTAAACGGCAGAAGGCGCTGAAAAAGCGGCTCGCCGAGCGCGACGAGAAACAAGGGGAGCAAACTCAACCGGCGGCCTAGCTCATGGCATCGAGACTTGCAATCGTCGTGACCTGGACGCGCTTTCAACTTTTGCATGCGCTTGCCATGGCGAACCGTGGCCGGGAGTGTGAAGCGGTGCGCGTGCTGGCAAATCAGGTGCGCGGATTGGATCAATCGCTTGGCGTGTTTGCTCCAAAGGAAGCGCGTGGAATCATCCGCAAATCCGGCGCGAAGTTCCGGGAATCCGTTTGGAGAACTGCCGCGTTTTCCGCAGCTCAGCCGGCCGCGAAAGCTGCCGGGCTTCCGCTTGCGGCGTTTTTTGCATGGGTGATGGAACGGCTTCCGATGCCAGAGCGCGGACGGTCGGTGAAGGTGCCGCCGGTAATCGGCGATGAGATGGTG